CCTGCTTGACATCCTCAGCCTGATTCTTGCTCTCGCGCAGTGTAGCTCTGTTCGGCAGCAATGCGATAACATCGTTCTCGTCCAGGGCACCGGCCTCGTGGGCCGCAGCGCGCAGCACACCGGTGAAGGTGAACTCCGCAGCCTGCTGGCTCAGCTGGTTGGTCAGGTTGGTGATTTGACTGCGCAGATCGTTGATATCCACGCCATCGAAGGCCGCCAGACCCTGCTGTGCGGTGGCCAGCTGCGCCTGCAGGCCCTGTACAGTGGCCTGATGGGCGGCTGCATCCAGACCGTGCAGCCGCATCACTGCGTTGATCTGCTCTTCGGTCAGGCCCTCGATGGCTTTCAAATCCTCACGTTTCATGGTCTACCTCCCATTGGGCCTACAGCATTGTTGTCGCGCTGCTGTGCGCGGGCCCTCTGCACCTCTCTGACACCGGGTGCACGGTGTAATCTGGTGCTATCGTATCACACTCCGGCGGGCAAAAACGTTATGACTTGAGCGCTGCATACCTGAAACAAAGCATACCAAAATCCCTATAAACCCTACGCGTGCGGGCATCAAGCGCGTTCTCGCGTGCGTATACTCTTCTTTTCTTCTATTCAGGGTCAGGATAAGAGTTTGAGTATGTCTCTGTATGTTTTGCCCCAAAACCCGCATGAACACTCACTTTTTCGTGTCTACAAACTTTGGATGCAACCTTTTGTTGCAACTGACAGGATTTTTGTTGCCGCCGTATGCAAGCAAAACGCCCCGCGCCGGGAGGTTTGTCCTCTTCAGCGCGGGGTGTTTTGCGGTGTAGCAGTCACTTCTCGTCCGGGGCGAGGATAAGCTGGGAGCCATCCGGGAGGATGAACGCCAGCCTTGCGCCGCAGATCTCGGCGGCTTTGGCGAGGTCTTTTGCCGACCAGCTGTCCCTGCGCAGCTTGTTGCTCATGGCCTGCGGGGTGGTCATGCCGAACGCTGCGGCAAAAGTGCTTTGGTCGGTGCTGGTCAGTTCCAGCAGGGCTTTCACTCTGGATGATGTGGTCATTTTGGGTCACTCCTTCCTGCCACAAGGATATGACTTGCCGGGGCAAAAGTCAACAACAAAAAGAAATTAAAAAATAAATCAAAAACAACTTGACATTGTTTCAAGACAGAGGTAACATACGAACATCGAAAGGAAAACGGCACGAAAACAACGGAGGTAAACGAAAAATGAAAAAATTTGAATTGATCGCACTGGCCGAAAAGCTGCACATGGAACCTCTGATGGTGGCTACGGATGTCCGGGAATGCTACGGTGAAGAGGTTGTGGTATCGGGCTACCAGACCGGGTTCCAGCTGAGCTCCGAGAAGCTGGTGCCGGAGCTGGACGAGATTGCGGAGGATGCGTGGGGTGACCACGGGTTCCTCCCAGTGGTCGCAGATCGGATGCGGACCGCCGAGGGCGGGTATCTGTACCATCTGTTCGCACCGTCGAACTGGTTCGAGGAGGTTTGAATCATGAAGAATCTGAAGGTCGTGTACGAAACTGAGGCCGCGGTCTGCGGCGTTCCGGTGCAGCGGGTGCTCATCGGCGTGGTGGCCATCAAGTCCAAGTGGTGGGAGCAGCTGTGCAAGAGCTGCGACACCGAGTCCGCCCGGTGGGCAGTCGATTTTAAGATCGCCGCCCGGGAGAAGGCCGCAGGCCGGAAGTTCATTTTCGGCAGCGTTCGTTCGTATCAGCTTGTGAAGTGAAAGGAGAAAATCATGAAATTCTGGTACAAGGGTCAGCTGGTGCGCACCAGCAAGGGGCACGACTACAACTTCGCGGTCGTGGAACAGCAGGACGACGGAACCCTCCGGGTGTTCGGCTGCCGGGCAGACCGGAAGGCCGCGGAGGCAGAGGCCAGCTACCAGTTGAAGCACGGGCATCTGGGTGTCCGGGTCGTCCGGCTGGATAAGGGCGAGGCCCAGCCCGCTGCCCTCACCTACGAGCAGTTCATGGCGCTGGCCCGGGCAAACTACAACAAGGGCGGCGATGGCTACGCCGAGTGCTGGGATGACCGGACGTTCGCCTACTACGTCCATGAGTTCGGGCCGATTACCGAGGCGAGTGCGCTGGAGATGTTCGACATGGCCTTGGATCAGGAGAACGAAGAGCGGGCAATCGCCCAGGCTGTGATGGAAGGAGAGCTGTGAAATATGAGGATGTTTGAAGTTACCTACCGCTGCAGGGAGAGAGACGAGGGTGGCCTGCTAGTGGAGGGGGAGAACTGCTGCCGCCTGCGGGTGGAAAAAGTCCGA